CTGCCCCGGGTGAGCCCCATGTTCTGGAGCTTGCCCTCCAGGGCCGACTGCGCCTGGGCGTTCTGCGGGGCCATGCGCTGCAGGTTCGCCTGCAGGACTTGGTTGAACGTCTGGTTGTTGGCCGTGGGGATGCCCTGGCCGGCACCCTGGATGCCACCCAGGATGCCCTGGCCTGCACCCTGGGTCTGAAACTGGCTGGGATCGAGGGCCCCGGCCTGGACACTCTGGCCCTTGGCGGCGAGGTTGTTCCAGTCGAACGGGTTCGCCATCGCCTCGCCGGCACGGCCGATCTGGGCCTGGGCAAGCTGGCTCTTGCCGAGGTCGACCGCCTGCTGCGAGTCGAGCGCAGCCTGCATCTGCGGGTCGAGCGTGGTGTTCTGCGTCCACTTGGTGACGGTCTTCCCGGTCGCCGGGTCGATCATCGACGACGAGTCCCACTTCTGCGTCCCGAAGGGAGTGATCTGGTCCGGCCGGTTGGCCCAGTCGGCACGGGTCTGCGCTTCCTGACTTGAAGCCGCAGTCTTCTCGGCCATCGCCGAGTAGTCGGGCGGGGGCGGGGGTCCTGACTTCTTGCCCATCAGTGGGTCCTCCGTGGCGCGAGCCACTTGCATTCCTCGCGGCGCATCCGCAGCAGGAACAACGAGCCATCGGGGTGTGCCCCGTCAAGCTCGACCACGAGCGAAAAGCCCAGGCGACGATTGATGTCGAGCGCGACGAGATTGTCGCTCGGGACGAAGGCCAGGACCTGATTGCAGCCCATGACGTTGAACGGATAGTCGAACGCAGCGTGCAGCAGCCGCTTGTCGAGCCAGCCGGGATCGCCGGCCATGTGCATCACGCAGGATGCCTCGTTGTAGCTGTCGTAGCCCACCACGCCCCTGAGGACACTCGGATCGCGGTCGGAGATCGAGCCGATGCAGCGGATGTTCGCCGAGGGCACGAGGCCGATCCGGCTGCATAGCCAGTACACCAGGGCGTTCTGCGGCTGGGTGGCGATGCTCACAGTACACCCCCAGGCTCCACAAGCGCCTGCCAGCCGACGAACAGCGTGTCGGCCGAGGCGCGGACCTTCATCGCCAGGGCGGCGTAGCGGCCGGTGCCGGTGGCCCCGGTCCAGGCCTCGTAGCTCTGGCCCGAGCCGGACCAGACGGCCACGTCCCACAGGCCCACGTCCCAGGCTCCCGAGCCGGCCCCCAGGTAGGCCGGGGCGCTGCCGACGATCTCAAGGTTCCACTCGCTGTTCAGCGCCGCCTGGATGCCTGGGGCTGAATCGGAGATGAAGCTCGGCCGGACCATCTGGAACCGCTTGACCCGGACTGCCTCGCCCAGGGGCTGGAATGTGGTGACGACGATGCCCTCAAGGTCGGCACCCGAGATGGCATCGACCTGTCCATCGGTGCCGCCCTCAAACATCTGCCAGATGTTGCCCGAGAGGTCGCCTGCAAAGGTCTTGCCGTTGAAGCTGATCACCGTCAGGATCGGGTAGCCGCGCAGGATGGCGAATGCCTTGTTGTTGACCTCGTAGACCCACTGCAGGTTCTCGATGTCGACCTCGGCCCGGTTGATCATCAGCAACTGCTCGTGCGGCAGGAAGCAGATTTCCCAGTAGCGGGTGTCGAGCGAGCCTGCGATCTCGACCGCCAGGGCGCTGTTGATGTTCGACGCGATCTTCGGGTTCTCCCACTGGCCGTCGCCGCGCATAAGCTCCGACATGAAGCACATGCCACGCTCGGAGAGCAGGGCTACATCCTGCTGGTAGTTGGAGAAGAACCGATTGCCGACCGGGATGCGGCCGATGAACCAGCGGCCGACCACTTGGAACGTGCTGGCCGAGGCCGGGTCGTCACCACCGTAGACCAGCACGTCGCCCTGGTTGGCGACGATGACAAGCTGGTTGTTGACGCCGACGCCGCTCGATCCGTCATAGGTCCAGTTGATGAGCGCCTGGAGCGAGCCACCGTTGGGCAGCATCGAGCCGAAGTCGAAGGCCGCCGCCGTGCCGGCGTCCTGGCCGAAGGGCAGGTACCACGCCCTGGTGGTGTCCTTCTCGATGAACCAGACCCGGTTCTTGTAGACCGTGACGAAGCTGAAGAAGTTGGGGTTGACGCCCAGAATCTGGTTGGCCCCGGCACCGAGCGTTATCTGTGTAAACGTCGTGCCATCGTAAATCCAGTAGCCAGACCCAGGATTCACCATCAGCAGCACATGCGTGCCGACATTGGTCGTGAAGTTGAGCGAGGTCCACTCGCCGATGGGCGCACCCGTGGGCACCGCCAGCACCGGGGTCGGGACGAAGCTCGACGGATGCGTGGTGGTGACGTTGTAGACATCGCCTGCGGCCGTGGCGGCCAGAAGCTGGTTGTTGCCGGTGGGCGACTGGTACTTCATCAGCGAGCGCACCTCGCCCGAGAGGTGACTCAGCCAGCGGATGTAGCCCCGGCGCATCTGGCAGCCCAGCGTGCGGGGGATGAGGTTCTCCAGGCGGATCGCCGTGTTGGGGTTGCCGCCCGGCAGCGGCTGGGTCACGTCCAGGCCGCCCAGGGGCGCACCGAACGGGTACGCCTGATGGTTCTGCGTGGCGCTCGACCGCCTGGGAGTCGTGCGACGTGGGCCCTGGTAGGGTTGCAGGCTCATGGCAGGGCGTTGTAGTAGGGCTGCTGCTGCGTGCGACACTGGGCCATCGACTGAGCCTGAGTCTCACAGTCCTCCTGGGCCCCGGACGCACAGACGTACTGCCCATGCTCGTCGGTGCAGATGTAGGTCTGCCGGGAGAAATAGGCCCCGGCGGCCGGCGTCCCCACGTTGGGATTGGGGACGATTTCGACCTGAGGAGTGATCACCCAGCCTGGAGGAAGCGTTGCCATTTCGTTACGGGGAATTAGTTCTGCCGCATGCCGTACAGCGAAGCCTCGGGCAGGTTGCCGATGCCGATGTACGGGTAGTCGTGACGGCCGCCGGCCATGTTCAGGATGTTGGCTCCCTTCTCGGCACCGATGCGGCTGTCGAAGGCGAGCAGGAAATCGCGCACGGCAGCGGATGAGTCGAAGCCCCGGGCTTCCAGCCACTTCATCCGGGTGCAAAGCGCCATGAGGATGCCGTCAAGCTGGAACGTGTCGCCGGCCTTGGTGGCGACGTTCTTGTAGAGGTCAGGGTTGTCCGCGTCCTGCACCAGGGCCTGGGACAGGTACATGAACTTGAAGTCCTGCCCAGGAGGAGCCGGAGGATTCAGGAACCACAACTGGCGCTGCCGCATCTGCCACGTCAGCGTGAAGTTGGCGCTGATCGGGAAGACGCGATACGTCATCCAGCCCTGCGGCGACACCGGGCCGACCGCAGGGAAGCGCATGCCTGCGTTCCACTGGGTCTGGTCGATGAAGCGGTAGAAATCGCCCGGGAGGTCGAAGGGAATCTCGCTGGATTCACCCGGCACCGGGGGCACCACGGTGTTGACGTTGATCACGCCTTCCTTGGTCAGTTGCGACCACTCGTAGGCGTTGAGCATCTCCAGGCTGGCGAGGTTCGCCACCGTCTTCATCAGCACGAGGTTGGGGTCGCTGGAGCCTGCCGGGTCCGTTGGCACCGGCAGGTTGAGCATGGCGCAGACCTGCTGCATCAGCACCTGCAAGGTGCTGAAGTTGGTCATCGAGTAGCTGGTCGCCATGCTGTATCCCCAGGCTTACTTGCCGAAATTCTTCACCGTGGGCTTGCCGGACGGCAGCACATGGTCGCCCTGGGCCACATGGGGCTGGGCAAGCTGGGCCTCCAGCGCCTTGATGCGCTCCAGCAGCGCCTCGTTGCCGTTGACCGTCAGCAGGTACTTCTTCGCCGCGTCGGACATCTCGCGCGCACCCATGAAGGTCATGTTGGTGTCGGAGAGGTTCGCCAACTGCTCGATGGTGCGAATCTTGAAGTAGGCAAGCTCCTCGATGTGCGCCTCGGTCAGGAACGGTGCGACCTTCAGCGGCGTGCCGACCACCTGATCCTTGACGCCAGCCAGGAACTGCGCCCAGTGCTGCGGCCAGCGCCTGCGGTGGAGGTCCCAGACCTCGGCCGTGACGATGTTGTTCTTGTCGCCGGGGATCATCACGGTGACGAAGGCCACATCCTTGTAGATCGGCCGGTTGGCCTTGGTCGACTCCTCGATGTCGATGCGGGGCTTCATGTAGAAGTGGACGTGGAGCTTGTCGTCGTGCCCCGGGCCCATGCCTGGGGGCAGGCCGCCAGGAGCGCTGCCGAACTGGCGGGCGTCGACACTGACGGTCTGGTCGAACTTCGACCAGTCGGTCGGGGGTTGGCTGTTCTGCAGGGCTTCAACCTGCTGTGCATCGAGGGCCATGAGGGTTCTC